GTACGGTGGCCCAGAAGAAGGGGGATGGTGGTACGACGTAGGCGAATTGTTGGCGGTCAGGAGCTCCACCCGCACTACCCACACCGATGCCAACGGGTTCCACACCGATGCGGATGGCGTCTATGTCGAGTGCTTGGGACCGGACGACGCGACCATCGACTGGGCTCGCCGACTAGCGGAAAAGCACGGCGTGGAATTGGGCGGTTCACATCGCACGCGTAGCTACAGTTCGGGATCGCACGACGGTGCGCTAATCTGGCGGAGCGAAAGCGACGGAATTCCCACCGATTTTCCCCAACAAATTCCTCACTACGAATAGGAGAAGCCATGAGCGACGAAATCGAAGAAATTAGCGAACAAGAGGGTAGGCAATTTGTGGCCGTTCACGATGCCATCGAATTGGCGGATCTGGTGTGCACGAGGGCTTGGGTGAGCGTGGATTGGGTTATGGTCCGTGAGTGGTGGCTGGAATTTGGCGGTGTCCGTTATGATCGGATCGACCATGCGACGGTCAACAGGCTGGTAGAGCGGGCGATCGCGTTCCGCGATGAATGGCACAGCACTATCGGTTTTGACCGGCTTCGATAGGCTAGGCTAGTTTGCCAAGTTTACTAGGGGGGGGCTTGTGCCTCCCCTTTTTCGTTTCTAGGGGGAGCGATAGAGAGGGGCAAGCGGCAGAATAGCCAAGGGAAACACCGCATCCCCCTTCACGCGCGCGCGCGACTCCGCCCTAATCCCCCACAATCGCCCAGGTTGCGCCATCTTCGCCATCGACCAAGGGTAAGGGGTGGGGGGAGATCGTCGAATGCCGGGGCGTATAGGGCTCCTGGATGTTCGGCATCTGTTAGGTGAGTGCTCGGCATCCAACCCCACCGCATCGACGGCATGGGGCGCATGGTCACGTATTCGGTTCGACCGTATTCGCCGCCCGTTAGGTTAGGCGTCCGTTAGGGGTAGGAGTCGACCCCACCCACCCGGGGGGCATCCCCGTTCCATGGCGCGACGGTGAAAGATCACCCCCCTGCCTAAAAAAATTACCCCCTCATCCACTTACCTAAACACTACCCCCTATCCAAAAAAATCTACCTAAAATCGAACTCGCCTATTGACCTTATGCCGATCTATTGCCCTCACCTATTGCGCATAGTGGTAAATGCCGGTATATGGGGCATATGGCTCAAGACATCCACCAGCTATGGGATCGCTTCGCATCGAAGGTTATAGCCCGCCTAGAATCGGGTCAGGAGGAATATGGCGATGTTTCATTGACGTTGCCTACTGAGCGATTGGTAGACGAGATTCAGCAGGAATTGGAGGATGTAGCTGGATGGGGTTTGATCCTTTGGACTCGGTTGCAGAGGTGTCGAAAGGCGACTGCAAGGATTGATCGTGAGGCTAGTGACGAGTTAGTGGCCTTGCGGGCGGCTGCTGATGCGGCTCGTGCGTGTTTGACTGTTGTGGTAACGAATCCTGACGATGAGTACCTGATGGATCGGTTGAGTGCTCGTCTATTGGATGTGGAGATGGTGAAACACGAGGCGAAACAGAAGCCGAAAGCGAAGTCGAAATCGAAGGAGTCGCAACAGTGATTGATTACGACCTTGAGTCTTTGAAGTTGCAGTTGCCGGATAGATCCCTTTTGGAAAACCTGCAAGACGCGACCGACTACGACAAACAGCTACCGGCTACTCAAGATCAGATCATTATTTCCGCACAACAGATGTGGAGCGTGATTGATTATGCGGATGCGCTAAAGGCGTTGTCCGACTTCCAAGCTGTGAAAATCTATAGGCTTACGGAGCCTGAGCGGACGCAAGAATCGTATCAGCAGATTTCTGGTACATCGCCTAAGGTTCGTGGTAGCACGCGAAAGCAGGCGGATGGGAAGGATGCGTTTGGCTGATGCGAATGCGAACGGTGGCCTACAATGATGAAGGACGCCGTATAGGCGAAGGACATCCTCGTGCGACGATTCTGGATTGCGTAGTCAACCGGATTCGTGAGTTGCATGACGAGGGTGTGACCTACAAGGAATTGTCGATTCGGTTTGAGATCAGCATCTACACAGTAGGAAAGATTTGCCGGTATGAGCGAAGAGATCAAGCACCCCACAGATACGCAAAAATCCCCGCAAAAGAGCAAGATGGTCACGAGCGAAGTGCACCATGAGATCAGCCTAAAGTCGCCTGTTCGGCAGGACATTGCCGATGAGGTTGTGCAATGGATCAGTGAGGGTAAAACCCTTCGCGACTATTGCCGTCAGCCTGGGAAGCCTAATCGCCGGACGATTGACACTTGGCGTACGATGGACCGGGAGTTTGCCCAACGAATGTGGCGAGCCCGAGACGATGGGTATGATGTGATTGCTGAGGAAGCGTTGTCGATTGCCGATCAGCCTAGCGATCACGAAGACGACGTTCAGCATCGTAAGTTGCAGATTTGGGCTAGGTTGCAACTGTTGGCCAAGTGGGACCCTAGGCGCTATGGCGATAAGGTCCAGATTGGCGGCGATGCTACTGGTGTCCCGTTGATGATGATTAGCGATTCCGAACGTGCTGCCAAGATCGAAGCGATCCTATCGGCGGCCACTGCCCGGCTTAAGCTGGAGCAAAGTGGAGGATTTGATGGTTCGCGTTGAAGTGTCGCTAGATCCGGGTGAGATGGCTATTGCCTGTTGTGTTGGTGCTGGTAGGCAACGTCACGCCTTGCGCAAGGGATACGAAAATAAGCACGGGTTCCATGGCGTAGGCTGGTCTGAGCACATCGAAGGTGCAGCCGGTGAGATGGCTGTCGCCAAGTATTTTGGTGTGTATTGGGGCGGAGCCTACAACGCTTGGAAGGGGCCGGACATTGGTAGCCACATCCAGGTACGCACTAGGGGCGGTCCATACCATGAGCTAATCGTTCGCCACGATGACGCCGATGAGGATGCGTTCGTGTTGGTGACTGGTCGAGCGCCCCACTTCACCATTCATGGCTGGATCTATGGCCGGGATGCGAAGTCGCCTTCATGGTTGCAAACCCATGGGAATCGTCCGGCTGCCTACTTTATTTCGCCAGACTACCTGTTGCCGATTAGCAAGCTAAAGCCATGATCGACCCGACGCTCCTTGCAAAGTTAACCGTTGAGGAGCGCCGTCAACTAGACGAGTTGCTGTCTACTGACGGGTCTATTTGGCGACCACTACCTGGGCCTCAACAGATGGCGTATCACTCGCCAGCATCTATTGTTGGGTATGGTGGTGCGGCAGGCGGTGGCAAGACGGATTTGGCGGTAGGGTTAGCCCTTACGCAACATCGCCGTGTTGGCGTTTTCCGTCAGAATGGTACCGAACTCGTGGGCGTGATCGACCGGATTGCCGAGTTGGTCAAGTCTAGGGACGGCTTCAATGGCCAAGAGCGCATCTGGCGAATGAAGCGCCACATGGATGGTGCGAACATCCAGATTGAATTTGGCTCGTTCCCCGCACCAGAAGAGGAGCGAAAGTATCAGGGTAGGCCGCATGACTTGTTGGTATTCGATGAAGCGTCGAATATGCGCGAGCAGGCGGTTCGGTTCCTGTTGGGATGGTTGCGCACGACGGAGCCCAAGCAACGTTGCCGAGCCCTGTTGACGTTCAACCCGCCGACGACGGCAGAAGGACGTTGGGTGATTCGCTTCTTCGCACCTTGGCTGGATAAGGCGCATCCGAACCCGGCAAAACCAGGGGAGCTTCGCTGGTATGCCGTCATGGATGGCAAGGATGTAGAAGTCGAGAGCGGCAACCCGATTACGCATAATGGGGAGAAGATCGTCCCCATGAGTCGGACGTTTGTCCCTAGCCGCATCAGTGATAACCCCTACCTGATGGGAACCGGCTACATGGCTCAGTTGCAAAGTTTGCCGGAGCCCTTGCGTAGCCAGATGCTGCATGGCGACTTCAATGCTGGCATCGAGGATGACCCTATGCAGGTTATCCCGACAGCATGGGTTCAAGCGGCGCAAGATCGGTGGAAGCGCCAAGATGTGTTGCCGCCAATGGATAGCGTAGGCGTTGACGTTGCTCGTGGTGGCAAGGATCAGACGGTAATCGCCCGACGCCATGGGATGTGGTTTGATGTTCCATTGGTGTATCCCGGGAGCACTACGCCGGATGGACCGACGGTAGCCGGTTTGGTAGTCTCGGCAATGCGCGACGATGCCCCGATCCACATTGACATCATCGGGGTAGGATCTAGTCCGTACGACTTCCTTTCGGCCATGCACCAACAAGTGATTGGCGTGAACGTGAGCGAATCGGCGCTTGGGCTGGACAAGTCGGGCAGGCTCAAGTTCAAGAACCAACGTAGCGAGTTGTGGTGGCGCATGCGCGAGGCGCTAGACCCGACGGCGAACAATGGTATTGCGTTGCCACCGGACGGTCGGTTGATGGCGGATCTGTGCGCGCCGACGTGGCGAATGGTTGGGCAGACGCTATCGGTAGCTAGCAGGGAAGAGATCGCCGAACGGATCGGTAGGTCACCGGACTATGCAAGCGCCTACATCCTCGCGTTGATGGACACCCCCAAGAGGATTCCTATCTACCAGGAGCACCGAAAGCGCACGGTGATGAAGGAATATAACCCCTACGATTATCTGTAGGTGCCCATGTAGGAAAGTTAATGCCTAGCGTGCTGCTATGGCGATTGTGCGCAATCTTGAAATCCGTCCAACGACGGTGGCAGATTTGCTGACGAATGGTGCGGACTTGTTCCAGCAACACTGGAGCGAGATCGCACTGAACAAAGAGCTAATGGTGCTGAGTCCTGATCAGACCCGGTACGAGGCTCTTGAGGCTTCCGGCAACCTAATCGTGCTTGGGGCCTACGAAAACGATGTGCTGGTAGGCTATTCGGTTTCGTTCTTTACGACGCACTTCCACTACTCAAACTTGACGGTAGCCCAGAACGATTTGCTGTTCTTGGTGCCTCACCTTCGTGGAACTCGTATGGGTCTAGATTTGATCTACGAGACGGAGCGAGAAGCCGTTGCAAAGGGCGCGAAGATGATGCTTTGGCACGCCAAGCCAAACACTACGTTGCAGCAACTTATGCCCCGTCTTGGCTATGGCATCCAAGACATTATCTATAGCAAGCCGATCTGATTATGGGTTTTACCGGAGCAGCCATTGCGCTTGGCGCTGCAAGCCTAGGTGCCAGCGTCTATCAGGGCCAAAAGTCGGCTTCGTCGCAAAAGCGTAGCCTTCAAGCACAAGAGCAGGCGCAAAAGGAAGCTGTGTCGCAACAGCAAGCGCAACGTCGTGAATCGCAAGAGGCTATGGCCAAGGCGAATCGCAAGACGCCGGATATTGCCACGATCATGGCGCAATCCATGCAGCCATCTACTGGCGGCGCTGCCTCGACAATGTTGTCGGGTGGCGTAGATCCTTTGAGCCTGCAACTCGGGCGCAACACGCTGCTCGGCCAGTAATATGAGCGACTACACGGGCGACAATCACAGTAACTCTAAGTCGCTTCCTCGCGAGAAGTTATACACTCGTTGGGGGCACCTCAAGACTGAGCGTGCAACGTGGTGGGCTCACTGGCAGGAGATCACAACCTATTTGCTTCCTCGCAATGGTCGATACTTTGTCCAAGATCGCGACAAGGGTTGGCGTCGTCACAACAACATCTACGACAACACGGCTACCCGTGCTTTGCGCGTTCTAGGCGCTGGCATGATGGCTGGCGCTACTAGCCCGGCTAGACCATGGTTTCGCCTTGCGACGGCAGACCCGGACCTCAACAACTACCAGCCGGTCAAGTTGTGGCTGAACGACGTTAGCAAGCGCATGCGTATGGTATTCCAGAAGTCGAATACCTATCGCGCTTTACATCAGGTTTATGAGGAGTTGGGCGCATTCGGCACTGCAACCAGCATTGTCTTGCCCGACTTTGACAATGTCATTCACCACTACCCGGTGACCGTTGGTGAGTTCTGCATTGCACAGGACTTCCAAGGCAAGGTCTGCACGCTCTACCGGGAGTTTGAAAAGACCGTTGGCGAGACCGTCAAGGAGTTCGGATACAAGAATTGCTCCAAGACGGTGCAGAGCATGTATGATCGTGGATCACTGGATCAGTGGATTCGCATCATTCATGCGATTGAGCCTCGCGAAGATCGCGACATCACCAAGAAGGACGACAAGAATATGCCTTGGCGTTCCTGCTACTTTGAGGTGGGCGGCGATCACACCAAGTTCTTGCGCGAAAGTGGGTTTGAGCATTTCCCCGTGCTTGCCCCCCGATGGGCGCTTGCTGGTGGTGACATCTATGGGAACTCGCCGGGCATGGAGTCCTTGGGCGACATTAAGCAGCTTCAGCACGAACAGTTGCGCAAGGCCCAGGCGATTGACTACCAGACCAAGCCGCCTCTGCAAGTGCCGACGACGCTCAAGAATCGTGACGTAGAGACACTCCCTGGCGGTGTGACCTTCGTCGATTCGGCGTCCCCACAAGGCGGTATTCGCACTGCATTTGAGGTGAACCTCAACCTTTCGCATCTGCATGCGGACCTTGAGGACATTCGTGGGCGAATTCGTAGCACGTTCTACGCTGACCTATTCATGATGCTGGCTAATGCGACCGATACGCGCATGACGGCAACAGAGGTCGCCGAACGCCACGAAGAGAAACTATTGATGCTTGGGCCGGTCCTTGAGCGACTTCACAACGAGTTGCTGGACCCGCTTATTGACATCACGTTCACGCGCATGCTCAAGGCGGGCATCCTGCCTCCGCCTCCGCCCGAGTTGTCGGGTATGGACCTAAGCGTTGAATTCGTGTCGATGCTGGCGCAAGCACAGAATGCAATCGGTAGTGCTAGTACGGATCGCTTCATCGGCAATCTTGGCGCTGTCGCTCAGATGAAGCCGGATGTGCTGGACAAGTTCAATGCAGATGAATGGGCCGATGCTTATAGCGACATGCTTGGCGTCGATCCCAAGATGATCGTAGCGACCGATCAGGTTGCCTTGATTCGTGATGCGCGCAACAAGGCTTTGGCTGCCAAGGAACAGACGCAAATGATGGCTCAACAGGCGAACGCCGTGAAGAGCCTGTCGGCAGCGCAAACTACTCAGCCTAGCGCGTTGACCGACATCACCAACATGTTCTCGGGATACACCTCCCCTAGCCCAACTGAAGTATAACCATGCCTAGGTCTACCCTTCTTTATGACGCCCCAGCCGGTGATGCCGGTGGCTCATCCGAGTTTATCACGCGCTTGCTGCACGCGAGCACGGCGATTCACATGCATCATCTGATGGTCGATGGGCCGGGTAGCTATGCGGCGCACACCGCACTTGGCATGTACAACGAGCTTGCCGATCTGACCGACGGCCTAGCCGAATCGTGGATGGGCTGCACGGGGCAAAAGCTCAAGTTTGGTGGTGGCAGCTTCACCATTGCCGGTAGCCCTATCGCCGAACTTCAAGCCGCTTACGAATATGTCGAGACGAAGCGTGGCACGATGGGAAGCGAGACACACATTCAGAATGATATCGACTCCATCTGCACGCTTCTCTCGACGACTCTCTACAAGCTAACCCGACTGGCATAACCATGGCGACTATTTCCGTTGTTTTCACGTATCCAGGCTACGAAAAGACTGGAGTTTATACTTGGGCCAACTTGGCAAATTCTGATGTTGGCGAAGCATTGCCAGTGTCAGCACTAGCAGATCGCTCGGTGCAAGTCTTTGGCACCTTCAGTGGCGGAAGCGTCACGATCCAAGGGTCCAACGACGGGACCAACTGGGCAACCTTGACGGATCTTCAAGGTAACGACCTTGTGTTCTCGACGGCAAAGATCGAGATGATTACCGAAATCACTCGCTACATTCGCCCTGTTGTGTCGGGCGTTAGTGCCAGTCTAACTGTTGTTCTTTTTGCAAAGGGGAATGTCTGATGAACTCGTCCTTTAAGGCGGCTGCCGACGTGCAGAAACTTGCCAATACGTTTGCTGTCCTCCAAGAACTGGCGGACGCGCTCAAGAAGCTGGGCTCGCTAGAACAATACGAGGGTGAACTTCAGGCCAAGGTCGCCAAGTATGAGCAGACCATCAAGGACACTGAAGCTCGGTTTGTAGCGGAGCGCGAGGGTATCGAAACCATCAAGGCGACGGCTAGCGCACAAGCGGAATCGTTGCTGATGCAGGCCCAGGCTGAACGCGAGTTGATCGTGGCTCAAGCCAAGGAGATGGCAGCTTCCATCCTTGAGCAAGCGCAACAGACCCTGGATGACGCGACTGAAACCAAGGAAGAAGCCTTGAAGAAGTTGCAGGAAGCCAAGGAAGAGGTCACTCAGATCAACAACGATGTCTTGGCGCTTGAGAAGCGTGCCGACTCGGCCAAGGCATTCCTTTCCAAGCTGACTGCATCGTGAACTCGACCAATCACATCAAGGACAACGTTGTATTCGTTCTTCGCAAGGGAGAACCAGAGGAGCCACTTATGCGTGTTGTAGATACTAAGATTATTGCCGTTCTTGAAAAGGCAAATGGCGAGGTTGAGGTTCACGAGACCAAAAACATTGTGACCGATGATGGCGATGTTTACTACGCACAACGCGCTAGTGGCACGACGCCTACCAATTTTTGGACATCAGGGGCTTTTGATGGCTTGATGTTTTTGTCGCAAGCCACTACCCCCCCGGCTAAAAATCAAACGTATGCTGCCTTGAGCAGTATTCAGAATACTGGTGGAACCGCCATGATTTCTGGATATCCAAAGAGCAATGATTCGGATACCGACAATTCTGGGCGAGGCACTAAAGTTGTTACCTATGCCTGCTCATTTAGCACCGGCACTACTTATACCAATGTTGCCGACGTTGCAATTGCCAAAGCTGGCGCGAGTGGAACCTCGCCGATTTTGATGCGAGCACTGTTTAGCAGCACGTTTACCAAGGCCACGACGGATACCCTCAAGGTGTTTGTCAACCACACGATGACGGGAACGTAATATGGCAGATAACGTTGGCTACACGCCGGGCTCTGGTGCGACGGTTGCAGCCGACGAAATCGGCGGCGTCCTCTACCAGCGCGTCAAGCCGGTTGTTGGCGTCGATGGGACGGCGACGGATGTATCGTCTACCGATCCGCTACCGATTGCTGCCTATGGTGAGTTGATCGAAGCGATTGAAGCCATGCGCATGGCAATTGAAACCATGGCTAGCACAGTCTCAAGGTTGTCTATTGACTATAATAGCAATCTTAAAGTTCAGTTGACGGGATCGGCAACAAACACGGTATCGGTTGGCAACTCTCCCTCTATTACCACATTGTCTAGTTTGGTGTCATTGGCCGGAAAGGTCGGATCTGAGCAGCTTCATGTAGAGTTGCAATCTTCCAACGCATACAATCTCAGAAACAACATAGTAGTGACTTGATATGGCAACTACAAACGGCAATCGGAAGCTGCTTGATTTGAGGCGATGGGAACCAATCCCAAGCGGTGGGTTTTTTAACTTTACCGTTGGCAACCCCATATGCCATATTAGGCACACTAAACCACTAGCTTTTACTTATGTTGGGTCTAGCAATTTCAACATTTATGACCCGATTGAAGATGGCACCGTAAACTTAAGGAGCAGTGGCGTAAACGGAACTTCATCTGGTTCTGCAATGGTGGCTATTCCATGGTCTACTGGTAGCACAACTGGTGTAGCATCGTTGACTGCTTTGTCTGGAACTACTAGCACGATTGCTACAAACCAGACTTTGGTGCAGAGCTTGGCCGGGTACAAGATTCATATTCTTTCCGGGCCAAATGCAGGTTCTACGCTAACCATCACAAGCAATACAATCGGCGCAAACAGCGTAATCACTGTTCCGACGCAAGCGTCTGCATTTAGTGCGTCTACAGTATTTCGGCTTTGCACTCCAAGAGTCTACACGTTTTCTCTAGGAACTCTTTCCGGTAATTTCTTTTTAGTTTACGACCATGCAACAGCAACGGTGACGAGTCTGCCTGTGACTGGACTTCCGTCCACGTTCACAACATATGCGCAACTTGTAGCAACACCAAGTTGGCTTGATGATGATTATCTGAAGTTTGCAACTGGCACGGCGACCAGTGCAACTGGAACTACTTTGGTCAACTCGGCCAAGGCCTGGACGACCAACCAGTGGACAAACTACCAAGTTCGCATTGTGAGTGGAACTGGTGCTGGCCAGATTCGCACGATCAGCAGCAATACTGGCGACACGCTGACAGTGCCGACATGGACTACTACACCGGACAATACGTCGGTTTATTCCATCGAAGGCAATGATGATTTTCTATATCTGACCGGCAACAGTGCTGTGACGCTGTATCGCTATCAGATTTCTACCAATACCTGGACAACGCTATCGCCTACTACTGCTAGGTCTACTCAACAAGCACAATCTGGGTTTACTTGGATCAGCCAAGTATCTGATTCATCGTGGACTAATGAGAACGCCATCCAAAATGGACGATACATTTATGGGTGGAGATCAAGTTCTGGCATGGATGTTTACGACATTGCTTTGAATACTTGGTCCAACAGCATCACAACTGGCGGTCTTCAAAACATCACCGTTGTAGATTTTGTGCATAGTGGAGACCGAATCTACGCAAGAGATGCAAGGAATACTGGGCAGCAGTATTGGTATTCATTTGATCTTGCAACGCGCAGAATCATTGGCATCACAAACGCAACTAACTACATATCCAGCTTTACTACTTGGACATCCAATACGATTTTTGACTTCGTATATACAGACGGTGCAACCAAGATCACCTACCTGTATGCACCAAGCCCAGCATCTACAGGGCCCATGCAACGTTTGATGCTGTTCTAGTCTTATGCTTCTGACGCTATTGAAGGGCGGTGGCGGTGGCTTGCCGCCAACGCCTATCATCGGCGTCAGAACCGAGACGGAAGCGGTATCGGAAGCGGTATCGCGCCTACTTGCCATCGTTCGCGTCAAGGGCGGCGATGACTCTTCTGACGAAGATGTAGCAGTTTCAGAGGCAGTATCGCGCGTACTGTCGATTGTTCGCTCGGTATCCGAAACTGAATCAGTATCGGAAGCGGTTTCGCGCCTCATGTCGGTGGTTCGGACGGTCTCCGACACCGAAAGCATTGCTGATGCCGTATTGAAGGTTATCGGGGCTATCCGCTCGGTATCCGATACGGAAAGCATCACCGATGCCGTTCAACGGATTCTGGGCCAGATTCGGTCTGTATCCGACCTAGAGAAGATCGACGAGGGCCTCGTCTCGGTACGCGCACTTGTGCGTATCATCAACGAGGATTTGCTGGTTGGAACTAGCAAGGGCGATGCGGACGACACCACTAGCCTGGCCCTACGCAAGACTCTTGGCGACTTTGAGTATATCGCCGACAACCTAGCTACGACCTTTGCGTTCCGTCGTGCGCTTGGCGATACGGAATACATTGGAGAGGCGGTATCCCGAATCCTCTGCAAGATAGTCAATGACTCGGTGATCAGCATCATTGAAAATCGGAACTATGTTGCCGGATTTGTGCGCATCATCAATGAGGGCTTTGGCGGAACTACTGGCAGATCCGCATACCTAAGGCGTCGATAATGGAAGCCTATATCGTTTGCACCTCCTGTGGGACTATCTACAAGCAGGGCCTAGAGCACAAGTGCCCCAAGGTCTATTGCTCGCCTTCGCCCATTAACAACTACATTATGGGAGGGGTAGCCTGTTTGGCAATCCTGACCATTATTGGCTGCATTATCATTATCCTGCACATGCTCACCGGATAGGTGCCCATGTAGGTTTTTTGCGCGAGTAGGTTGTTCATGTGAGTAACTACGACCCCCTCGATATACGAGGTCAAGAGCGCGCCAAGTCCGACAAGGATGTGCGTGATCGCTTGTCCAAGGAGAACGAGGAGGCCGACGTTAGGTGGCTTATGAGCAGCAAGCGGGGCCGTCGCGTGTTGTGGCGGCTTCTGGATCAAAGCGGCGTATTCCGCCTGAGTTTCAACCCCAATGCAATGCAAATGGCATTTGCTGAGGGCAATCGAAACTTTGGTAATCGGATGCTTGCAATGATTCACGCGCTCTGCCCAGAGCTTTACCCCACCATGCTCAAGGAGCAAAACCATGACAGAAGTGCTGACGACGCAAGCCACAACGACCCCAACTGAAGGCCAAGCTACAGCACAAACCTTGATTACCGAAACCAAGGCCCCAGAAGCCAAGGTATCGAATAGTCAGGTGCAACAGCAGGCTTCTCCCGCCAAGGAACAGGTTCCGGCTAAGTCGGAATCTGTCAAGGATCAGGCAGCTACCACCGACAAACCTCAGGGTGCGCCGGAGAAATACGAGTTCAAGCCCGTCGAAAATGGGCGAGATTTCGATCCAGAGGTGCTTAACGCATACTCGGCAGTTGCCAAGGAATTGAACCTCACGCAAGAAGCAGCGCAAAAAATGTTGGACCGAATCTCTCCAGTGATGCAGGAGAGACAGGCTCAACAGATCGAAGCCGTCAAAAACGAGTGGGTGCAAAACGCCCGTACCGACAAGGAGTTTGGCGGCGACAAGCTGTCCGAAAACCTATCGGTAGCCAAGAAGGCGCTCGACACCTTTGGCAGTCCAGAGTTGCGCACACTGTTGAATGAGTCCGGTCTAGGTAATCACCCGGAGATTATTCGGTTGATGTACCGGGCAGGCAAGGCAATCAGCGAGGATCGTTTCGTCGCTGGTTCACAGGGGAACAGCAAGCCTGCTGGTCCCAAGTCGTTTAGCGATCTTGCATCAGCACTTTATTCAAACCAACAATAACTGATAGATCATGGCAATTCTCTCTACGTCAAATCTCACCCTTGCTGACTGGGCCAAGCGCGTTGACCCGGATGGCCGTATTCCTGTTGTTGCCGAGCTTTTGAGCCAGAGCAACGAAGTCCTTGAGGACTGTGTTTTCAAGGAGGGTAACCTCCCCACCGGCGAGCGCGTTGTCGTTCGCACTGGTTTGCCTGCCGTTTACTGGCGCGCTTTGAACCAGGGTATTCCGTCGAGCAAGAGCACGACTGCCCAGGTTGACGAAGCGTGTGGTATCCTTGAGGCTCGTTCGGAGGTCGATAAGGATCTTGCGATGCTCAATGGCAATACCGCCCAGTTCCGCCTGTCGGAAGATACGGCGTTCCTTGAGGCGATGAACCAGACTCAGGCTGAAACCCTGTTCTATGGTAACCCGGCGACCGATCCCAAGCAGTACCTGGGTCTTGCGCCTCGTTATTCGTCGCTGGGTGCTGCTAACTCCCAGAACATCCTTGATGCTGGTGGTACTAGCGCGCTTACGTCGGTTTACCTGGTTATCTGGGGTGACCAGACGGTTTACTGCCCATTCCCCAAGGGTAGCAAGGCTGGCCTGATTCACGAGGATCTTGGCGAGCAGACGGTCTACACGGAGAGCACCAGCACGGCTGGCGTTGCTTCGTCGAGCACCCGTATGCAGGCGATGGTTACGCGCTACCAGTGGAAGTCGGGCCTTGTCGTCAAGGACTGGCGCTACGTGGTTCGCATTGCAAACATCAATACGACCGAACTGATGAGCCAGAGTGGTAGCCAACTGGCTTCTGCATCAACCGCTCTTATCAAGCTGATGGCTCGCGCCCTGTATCGCATTCCGAACATGGCGATGGGCCGTGCGGCATTCTACATGAATCGTACGGTTCATGGTGGTCTGAGCATTGCCGCTATGGACAAGTCGCAATACGTGCTGAAGGTTGAGGACGGTCTGAGCCAGTTTGGCACGGCCAACAAGTTCCTGTCGTTCCTTGGCGTGCCGCTCCGTCGCGTTGACAAGATCATCAACACGGAAACTCGCGTTGTCTGATCCTAGGAACCAACAAGGAGAATAACCATGTACGTTGACGTTTTTAATCGGTTGGCGGATGCTCAGGCAGTTACCGCAACCACTTTTACTGCAAACAACATTGACCTCTCTCTGGCTCGCGATATTGGCGAAGGCACTCAGCTTACCGCTTTGTTTTCGCCGTCGCCAACGCTTGCTGGCACGGGGACTTTGAATTGCCAGATGGTGGTCAGTGATTACCCGTTGTATATTTTGCAGCAAACTGTAACAATTTCCGTTGCAAGTCCTGGCGTTGTTACTTTGGGGTCCGGCACTCACGCAATGCAAACTGGTAGCCCAATTCAATTGGCTACTACCGGAACCTTGCCAACCGGATTGGCTGCTGCACTTACTTACTACGTAATCAATACTGGCAGCACGACTACTTTCCGCCTTGCTACGAGTCTTGCAAATGCCTTGGCGGGTACTCCCATTAATACGACTGGCACGCAAAGCGGCGCCCATACCGCAAGTCAAGTAGCCTACATTTACGTTGGCGATAGTGGCGCTATTGGCCTAGCTGAAGTAGCAGTTAGCAGTGCTGTTCCACAAATCCCTCTGGCTGTGGAAATCAATCCCAGGATTGCCCGGTATGGCGCTCGATACTTGTGTGGGATTTTGTCAATTGCAAGTCCATCCAATGTTGCCGGTACTTGGAACGTTGATGTTGTTCACAACATCCAAGACGGTCGTAAGTTCCACGCTTCCGGGTTTACGGTGGCCTGAGGTAAGCCCAAGGAGGGCTAAACCATGATTGTAGATCAATTACTTAGGTTGGCGGACTCCCAGCAAGTGGGCGGGGCGCTAGTCAATACGCTGACAGTTAGTACCAATATTGTGAACTTGTCTCAAGTTCGCGATCTTGGTCAGGGCCAAATTCTCTACGCTCATTTTTATGTGAACTCGGAGTTTTTGGGCAGTGGCGGACCAGCAACAGTTCAATTCCAAGTTCGTGTCGCAAGTACTTCCGATTTGATCAATGATTCAAAGATTGTTGGAGTGAGCGATTCGTTCGTTTGCACTACAGCTTCTAGCACCACCGGCCTACCTACTGGTGCGCGGATCATTGTCCCGATTGGTGGCAACATTGATTGGTTGCGATCCAAGAGTCAACTCTATCTTGGTGCAAGTTATGCGGTTTTGGCGAATGGCCTTGCAGCCGATCCCAAGTGCCGAGTGACGGTCGATTTGTGCCTTGACCATCAAGACACTTATGGCTGGAATCCTGCACCCGGAACTGCTAGTAATCCAGTCTGGGGTTCAGTTTACCCCAAGAGTTTCACGATTATCTGAGAGGAACCCATGCCTAAGTTTCGCGTCCTAGAAAAGTGCTTTGTTGACAATCACCTTCGTCAAGAGGGCGATGTGATTGAATACAATGGTGAGCCGTATTCTTTCTTGGAGCCGGTCGATAAGCCTGCTGCAAAGGTTGCTGCTTCGCCCATTGAAAAGCCGGTGACGACGGATTCCACTCGCAAGAAGTGGACTCCCAAGGCACCCAAGGATGCGGAATCCGGCACGGTGTGACCAGACTATGGGCTTGATTAAGTTCTGGCCCATAGTCGCCCTGAATGACATTCCAACGCGCCTGTATTCGGCGCATTTTGCTGGCCGTGCCGAGAGGGGTTTCCCGGTGCGGCCAGCATTTTTTTGAGGTATCGCGATGGCAGTCAAGAAGTTCATTCTTTCGTTTGGTCAAAGCAATGGAGGTCCATCGCCAGATTTGTTCAACTGGCTGTTGAAGCATCCCGAGCTAAACCTTCGCCTGATCGACCCGAATGCGTCTGGCGTTGGCTCCTATAGCGATGCGTTTACGATGCCGGGAAGTTTTACCGGATTCACGACGCTAGACCTATACAGCAGGGCTATCCGCTCGATCCGATACCTGACCTTCTACCACCCTTGGGCTACAGGATACGATACCTATCCTGGCGTTGGGCGCATCTTGGCTGGTAGCTCTGGCACTACTTTGAACGTGGTGCAAATCTTCAAGACTGGAGGCTATACTTCGTCACAGCAATTTACCATCACCCGCCAAAAGACTGGTGAGACTCGCACGGTAACGGCTGGTTCGGCGCTAGCCGGAGGCGCTGGAACGGCGCTTACCATCAGCTCGGCTTTTGCTACCACTCCAGTTGTTGGCGAACAATACACGTATGAAGTTAAGTGCTGGGCTAACGGCACAAACTCGACTTATGAGCTAAACATCAAGTTTGGCCAAAAGTGGATTGGCACGCTAAACGGATTGCAACTGAACTGTTTGAGTGGAACGCCTCAAAACCAAGGCCATGGGCGCATTATTACCGGAGTTGATACCGGCAATCCATTCATCGTCACTACGAATGCGTTCTCAGCAAATGCGTCTCTTGGCGATGTCCTGACGATCACGCAACCCTCTACCATCACCAGTTGGACTATAGGCAACGCGCCCGTCGCCAACTTCAAGCAGTATGCATATTTCCTGCCATGGACAATGTATGAGGGGTATACCACATCAAACGCCGATAGCTTGGTAACTCGGCCCAATCCATATCCCAAAGGCTTTGATTACCCAAATCATTGGCATTTGTTGCCAGCATATTCCCCAATGGAAACCGGCAAGGGCTCGGTATCTCCTGGGGTAAGCTACCATGTTGGTCTTGCAAGCAGCATTCAAGATGCCTTGGGTGAGGACATTTACGTTGTCGCTAGCGATTTTGGCGGTAGCACGCTGGCTCACACAGAGCTTGGCACGACGACGGCGCTGGTCACTGAAGGTTACGGAACCATTGGTTGGAGCGACTACAAGCAGCAAGGTTCGTGGTCTCCTGGCGAACCAAACGGGTGTTTTGCCCGACTGATGGACGAGCTTGATGCGGCCATTGCTGCTGCTGCCATCGAAGGTAATACCCTGCAATGCGTAGGTGTATTCTTTACGCAAGGCGAAGGCGATGGCTCATTTGAGAACATGGCCAATCGCTACCTCTACAACCTCAAGACGTTCAAGACTCGTATTCGTCAAGAACTCAAGAATCGTGGATTGTGGACTGCAAGCGCCGAAACGTTGCCATGGGTTCATCCCAAGATCAACCCTGACTACTGGTCATACGCTAGCACGATCAACACGGCTATCGAGCGTGCGGCTCAAGATGACCGATACATGCGCACCTTCGATGTGTCGGACATTCCTAGGAAGCCCGATGACCTTGCGCACTATTCCGGTATTGGTGCGGTCATGCTGGAAGAGCGTGCGTATGCCGCTTGGCAAAACATTCGCGCTTCCGAGTCGGCGTCTACGCAAGGCGTCCTAGACATTTGCAACCTTGCTCTATCGCATATTGGCGATACGGCGAAGGTCACCAGCATTGACCCTGTGGACGGCTCTACCCAAGCAGCCTTGTGCGCTCGATTCTACCCGATTGCGCGCAACAGTCTATTGGAGATGCGGTATTGGTCGTTTGCTACCCGTCGAGTGGCGTTGACGGCTGTCGAGAACAGTTGGCCGGAATGGGACTACTGCTACATGGTTCCTCCCGGCGTTGCCAGCATCTTCGCCGTATTGCCACCGGAAGCGACGGACGACTACAGCACCCGGTTCTCGCCCACCGATAGCCCTGGCTACTTCGCCAACAACATCCCGATTATTGCAGCCGGTCGGTATGCGCCTCAGCCGTTCCAAGTTGAGGTGAATGCGGATGGCGACCAAATCATCCTGACGGATCAAGCTGATGCCGTCCTTCGCTATTGCTCGTTGGTGACTGAACCGAATCACTTTACGCCCTTGTTCAGCATGGCGCTATCGTGGCACTTGGCCAGCATGTTGGCGGGTCCGATCCTCAAGGGCGATATTGGCTCGGCTGAAGCCAAGCGTTGCCAGCAAATGATGGCTGCATACTTGTCAAAGGCGGAAGCTAGCGACGGTAGCCAGCGCAACATCAAGCCGGAACACATTGTCTCTTGGATGTCGGGGCGATAATCATGGTCAACACGCGCACGTTCCAACGGTCGTTTGCCGGTGGCGAAGTTAGCCCGGAGATGTTCGGGCGTATTGACGACACTCACTTCCAGTCGGGTGCCGCCAAGATTCGCAACTTCATCGTGAAGCCACAGGGACCGGCCCAGATGCGCCCTGGGTTTGAGTTCGTGCGCGCGACCAAGACTGCATCTAGGAAGGCGCGCTTGATTCCGTTCGCCTACAGCCCAACGGATACGCTGGTAATCGAGTTGGGTAGTCGGGGTGCGTCTGCAACCAATGGATACTTTAGGTTTCACACGGCAGCAGGAACGTTGACGACGACGGCAAGCGCGTATTTGGCTGGGCAGTCATATGTAGTTGGCGATTTGGCCAGCTACTCGGGCGTAGACTACTACTGCATCCAAAACGGAACCGGGCAAACCCCGTCTGCTAGCCCTACCTATTGGTATCCTCAGCCGATTGAAGGCGGGGTCAATATTTTCGAGATCCCGAACAATTACGACTACTCGACAATCGACTATTTCGACATTCACTATGTGCAATCTGGGGATGTGCTAACTCTGGTGCATCCCAAATATCCCCCTATGGAGTTGCGTCGATACGGCGCTACTCAGTGGGTTTTCAGCCAGATCAGTTTTGCCCCTAGCCTTCCTGCTCCAACAAGTTTGCAGGTGACGGCGACTCCTGGGCAATACTACAACATCTCAACTATTGCTCAACATCCGTTTGCTCCACCAGCGCTAACCAATTCTTTGTTGACAACGTTACCAGCAAACATTGATTTGATTGTTGGCGATTACTTGACAATTGTTGGCAGTGGGCTTTCGTATCTAGATGGTCGCAACTGGGTTATTGATACCATTACTGCAAGCACTGGATCAATCACTCTTCGTGATTACGCTGGCGGATCTTTATTCAACACCACATTTACGGTCACATTTGCAAGCGGAACTCAATACGTCACTTGGACTGGGCATACGCTAGTCAATGGCACAAAGATTAGGTTTACTACAACAGCAAATCTTCCAACCGTGTCGGCCGGTGGAACTTTCCTGCCAAATGTTACTTATGTAGTTCGCAATAGCGACCCGGCCAATAATCGGTTCAGCATTGCCGATAGTTTGGCTGCTACGATCAAAACATTTTCGTCTACTGGAACCGGAATCCACAGCCTAACTCTCTATCAAAACGGCTCTATTTCTAGGACGGCTGTCACTAGCGACATTACTCAAAAATACAAGGTGACGGCTGTTGACAGCAACGGCAACGAATCACTGCCTTCATCTGAAGTCTCGGTCAACAACAACCTATACGTTGTTGGCAGCTACAACACTTTAGTGTGGAGCGTAGTAAATTCTGCCGTCAGATACAACATCTACAAAGAGCAGTCTGGTTTGTTTGGCTACCTTGGCCAAAGCGATACGGTAACCTTCAGAGACGACAACATTGCTCCAGACATGGGAACGACCATTCCCATTGTAGACAACACCTCGCTAGCTACCCAATACAACTACCCTGGTGCGGTCAGCTACTTTGAGCAACGTCGGTGCTTTGCCGGGACAACCACCGATCCTCAGAGCATTTGGATGACGCGATCTGGCACGGAATCCAACATATCCTATGGCATCCCGGTCAAGGATTCGGATCGCATCTACTTCAAGGTATCGGCGCGAGAAGCCAACACGATTCGGCATATCGTTCCGCTAAACCAGTTGATCTTGCTGACGAATGCAGCCGAATGGCGGGTGACTAGCGTCAACTCGGATGCCTTGACTCCGAGCACGGTAGCCGTTCGACCACAGTCGTATATCGGCGCTAGCAACGTGCAGCCTAGCGTGGTCAACAATGCGCTAGTGTATTGCGCCAATCGTGGCGGCCATGTGCGCGAGTTGGGCTACAACTGGCAAGCTCAGAGCTACATCACTGGAGACCTTTCGATCCGAGCCGGGCACTTGTTCGATGGGTTTACCATCAAGGACATGACCTACAGCAAGGCTCCCAACCCTGTCTTGTGGTTTGTGTCGAGCACTGGCAAGTTGCTAGGGCTGACCTACATCCCTGAAGAGCAGGTTGGCGCATGGCACCAGCACGATACTGGCGGCGATGTGATCGAATCCTGTGCATCCGTTAGCGAGGGCGAAGAGGATCGACTCTACGTGATCGTGGCTAGAACGATTGGCGGCAGCACGGTCCGCTACGTCGAGCGCATGTCCACGATGGCGTTCACCAGTATTGCAACCAGCTTCTTCGTGGATAGCGGGTTGACGCAAACCTTTGGCAGCCCGGTTACGACCGTATCGAACTTGACGCATTTGAATGGGCGCACGGTAAACGTGTTGGCCGATGGCAAGGTGCAGTCACAAAAGGTGGTGTCGAACGGAGCGATTACCTTGGATTCGGCGGCGTCCATCGTCACAGTTGGGTTGCCGATTGTTGCCGATTTGCAGACGTTGCCGGTAACCATGCAGATTGATGGATACGGGCAGGGCCGGACCAAGAATCTCAACAAGGCTTGGTTGCGCCTCTATCGGTCGTCCGGCATCAGCATTGGGCCTGATACCGACAATCTTGTTCCCTTTGATCCGTACGAGACGACGCCCACCCTCAAGACGGACGAGATCCAGGTTCTATTGACTCCAAGCTGGACTACCAGTGGCCAGATTTGGATTCGCCAAACCAATCCCCTACCCCTTTCCGTTGTCGGTTTGACTCTTGAAGTTGCCGTAGGTGGATAAAAACACCTACCGATCTACTGATTGGACGATACAAAATGCCATATCAATATCCTGAGTATGCACGATTCGTAACTCCAAGGTCGTCGCCGAATCCATTGGCCCCCGGCGCATCCATGAGGACCATGGACACCTCGACCCCTGGCGCGCCCCACGATCGCCTAGGAGACATCCAATCGGCCGGGTTGATCCTCCAGATGTTTGGCGCGCTGACAGGGGCTGTAGGGAGCTTTTACGCCGCCAAGAGCCAATCCTACCAGATGAAGTCCCAGGCTAAAAACCTGGAGTATCAGCAAACCATGTCGAACATCAATGCTCGCATGGCTGAAGAGGAAGCCCAGAGCATTATGCAAGCCGGTGAGCGCGAGATTGGTCAATACACCATGCGCGCCGGACAGGCCAAGGCGTCTCAACAGGTTGTTCAAGCCGCTTCCGGTATCCAAGCAGGCGTTGGAAGTGCAGCCGAAACCATGGCTTCCATGGAATACGTCAAGCAGGTAGACTCACTTACCATCAACAGTAATCGAGTTCGTGCTGCTTCAGCCGCCAGAATGCAAGCCGCCAACTACCGGGCTCAAGGGCTGATGCAGGGTGTATCCGCCCAAAACCTCTACCGTTCGGCTCGTAATAACCAGCCTTGGATGGGGATCACTGGCAGTTTGATGGGTAGCGCCGGGACGGTAGCTGCCAACTGGGCTCAATCCGAACGCATCTCGCAATACTACAACCGATAATCATGCCTAAAGTCCCCAACCTTTTTGTGCCTTCTGAGCAGCTTCGCCCAGTGCAAATGCCTGCCATGCAGGCTCCTGGTGTGCAGCCTTATGTAGAGACTCAATCCCAGCAAATCGAAAAGTTGGGCGCTGGCATGGAACGCCTAGGCCAAGGGGCCATGAGCTTCTCCGGCGATATGCGTGCTGTCGAACGGTTGCAGGCACAGGAAGCCGAGCGCAAGGCTCAGGCGGCTATGCGCACGCAAGATCGCATTGATGACTCCAAGACCAAGGAGGCGGATGCTGCTTTCTCGGAGTTTAGCCGGGCACTATTGCAAGATCCCGAAAAGGGCTACCTGAATAAAAAAGGCCAGGGAGCCATTGATACTCGATCATCCACTATTGAAGCGTTCGACAAGCAAGCAAAAGCAACGGAGGACTCGCTGCAAAACGAGACTCAACGCAACAACTGGCGATACAATATTGCACGCCGCCGCATTGACTTCATGTCGCATGTAGATGGCCACTTTAGCTCGGAGGCTAAGAATAGCGATATTCAAGCGACCAAGGCTCACATCAATGCTTCGCGCAACGATGCTGTGATGGCGCTTCAAAGCACCGATCCAAAGATTCAAGCTGGCTACACCACGTTTCGCAACACAATTCGCGACAACGTAAATCATCTGGCACAGTTGCAAGGGATACCAATTGGTTCCGATCAGCATCGACTGATGATGCTAGATGAAACTACCCAACTCCATTCAGATGCCATCAACAGCTACCTGAGCAACGAAGATTCCAAGGGCGCATCTGAGTATTTTGACAAGATCAAGGATTCCGGTGAGATTAGCGAATCTGCCAAGTCCGCCCTGGGAGCAACCATCAGGAAGTATGTTGACAAGGATGAGGGCGCTTCCCTGGGATTGCAGTTGATGGCTTCCAAACCATCGGCTTCAACTGGGTCGTATTCAGACATCAAGACATCCGAAAGATCGCAACGCATTTCGCAAGGTTACGAAGCCATCACCAATCTGTACGCCCAGATCAACGATAAGTCTATTTCGACTGCCGTTGGGTTGCGCGCTATCGACACCGTTTCGGCCATCATGGCCAAGGAAGATGAGAGATACGTTCGTGAGGGCAACGACGTTCTAGCTCGTGGGGTCAAGTGGTTGAATGACAATCCAACCCAAAACCTGTCCGACAACATTGATCTTCACGAAGAAGCTAAAGCCTATGGCAAATCGGATGATCTTGCCAAGTACAGTGCAACGCGAGACATTGCGACCAATCAAAATGTCCTTGGCCAGTTGCGAGGCTATACTGATAAAGAATGGAGGTCGTTGGATGCAAACGACTTTACTTCTCAGTATTTTACCAAGCTAAGTCGCGACGATATGTCATGGGCCATTCGCAAGATTGCGACCGCTCAAAATCGAGCAACGCCAAACGACATGCAAAAGGCGTTGCAAGAAGATTTGCTTCAAGAGGCGGCGATCAATGCTGGGTACAAAATTATTGGAAGTGGGCAAGATCCAGAACATCAAGCCAGATTTTTGCGGATCAAGAACAACTATTGGAAATCCCGTTTAGCCGATCCAGATATTTCGACTCCAAAACTTATTGAGCAAGTTATGGAGCCTGTTGGCCCTGAATCTAAACCCGTGATTATATCTGGGTTAAGTCCGCAAGAGCGTGGCGAACTAGAGTTTACCACCAAGTCTGGGACAATCTACAAGTTGAGGGAGATTCCTCCTGAAGAGTTGCTTGGCGCTAAAAAAACAATTAGTCAGTTAAATGCTGATGCCAAAAATCCAAGCCAGCGTATCCCAGACAACATGGAGATGCGCGTAGAGATTTATGACCAAGCCCGTCAACGGCGGTTGAACGACATTGCAAATAATGTCTCCACTAAACTTTTGGATGCTGGAATCCAAGTTAAAAATAACGTTGATCCCAAACTTGCAACCATCAACGTTATTGATGCGCAACATGCGCTTGGAATGACGGCCTCTGAAATTGAAGAGCGCCTTAAAGGTTTGAGCGATCCCAGATTTGGTGGTGGATACCGTGCCGATTCTGGGTACCGAAAAACCGAAATGACGGCCATGGCTTTTGCAGCTATTCAAGAGCAGGTCATTTTGGAAGGCATGTCACTCCCTACTCCAAATCAAATCCGTCAAAAGGTTGGTGGCAAGCCGTTTTACGATGCCTTGCGCGAAGCTACCGGCGGAGTTGATGTAGACACTGCCATCTCTGTTGAGTCGGCAATGCGAATGTTTTTTAGCAAGCCAGATGACGTTGATCCGGCCTACTTTCGGCATGTGCTGCAAAACGCCAACGTGAACGTGACCAAGAACAATATTTCCACTGAAGCGTTGCGCGAACAATACATCCCGATTCTGAAGTACGTGCGCGAGAGCAACCCGAAACTGGCAAAGTAATTCTATGTCAACCCTTGATGGCGGCGCATTCCAACCATCCACCCTCAACATTGATTTGCTCGCCCAAGGACTGACAGAGGGGGCATTTCAAGATCCGGCTAAGGTTGTTGCTCAACAGCCACAGGGTATCCGCCCTTTGTCGGACTATATGTCGGATGTGGCTAGGGATATGTCTGCCGTTCGACAGGCTTCTGTTGAACAGCAGATGGTCACGTCTTTGCGAGTCTCGTCGCAAATTGACCCGAATACGGCAGGGGAGACCCAGCGCATTGCATCTAGGCTTGGTATTGACCCGAGTGCCGCATCTAGTCAACTGCAAATCGCTGAGGAGTTGGATCGCGAAAAGCAGATCAAGATGCTGGAGTTGGCCAAGAAATATCCGGTCATGTCCAACCAGCTTGCCGACATCAACTTTGCAAATATCGCGCACGATAGCTTGCAAAATCTCTACAAGACGGAGGGTGCGTTCCAAAAGCTATCAGCACCTTACGAAAAAGGTCAGTTGACCAACGACCTAGGATACCTTGGAGCCAAGATGTTGGCTGCCCGGCTAGGCGGTGAGCCGGATTCGGCTAAGGACGAGCGTCGTGCGGCATGGATGAATCGTCGGTTGCAGGAGATGGGCGAATCTTCTGGCATTTACGACAACGTTGTCGAGGTCATTGGCCAAATGTCATCGACCATTCCTGCCGTTATTGCATCAGGTTGGCTTGGTGGGAAGGCCGGTGCGTTAACTGGAACTCCACAGGGTGCGGCGATTGGTGCGGCTGTGGGCACTGGAACAGCCGTGTTTACTCAAGCCGCCATTATCGAAGGTGGTAATGCCTACTTGGATATGGTCAGCATGGGCCTTGACCCTGATGCGGCAGCAAGTGCGGCTATCGGTGTTGGCCTTGTGAATGGCGCACTAGAGCTAGTCGGCGAGGAGTTGACGTTTGGCTTGGCAACTGGCGCTCGCAAGATGTTATCGAAGCAGATTACCAAGGCTGTAGCGGAGTCGATGATCCAAAAAACCGGGTCTAGAGCCGTTGGTAAGTTTGTCAAGCAATACGTCACTGGTGGTGCGGCTGAAGTGATGACCGAGATTTTGCAAGAGGTCACCAACATCAAGGCGGAGCAATATGCTCGTGGCGAAACTTACGGCCCAACTGGCGAGCCTATGGACACGACGGAGCGATTGATCGCTATCGCCAAGAAAACGGCACTGGCCATGGTAGTCCTTGGCGGTGTTGGCCCTGGTCAACGCTTGATGCTCGACGCTCACGAGGCTCGTGCTGGCGTTAAGCGCGCTCAACACTTCAAGGATATTCAGCAGGCGGCTACTGACGACAAGGTAAAAGATCGCAATCCAGAAGCCTATAGGGCTGCCGTTCAAGCGGCTGCCGATGGCAACGACGTAGGCACCCTGCACGTAGAAGGCGACGCTCTGAGCGAAGTTCTCAGAAGTCTAAAGATCACCCCAGATGAACTGGCTCAACAATATCCAGAGCTAGCGGCGCAAATCCCCAAGATCGTTGCTGGCGAAACTGTCGAAATCCCCACTGGTGTTTATCAGGAAAAGATTGCCCGAACGGATCTAGGCAAGGAACTGGTCCGGCACATCAAGATTGACCCGGAAACCTTGAGCTTGGCGGAGGCAGAAGAAGTGTTGGCTAACTTGCCAGCCATGGCTGAAGAGGCTGCAAAGGTCATTGATAGCAAAGCGGCTGAAGATGATGCGTTTGTCAAGTCTGCCAAGCAGCTAGAGGACATGTTTGTTGAGCAGCTTGTGGCTACTGGCATTGTTCAAAAGACGCAAGCCAAGACTATTGCAAGTCTGTATCGCGATTTTGCGGTTGTCCATGCGGCTCAAGAGCAGATGCTGCCAATGGACTGGCATGCGCAAAGTGGCGTTCGATTCGCTGGAGTCGAGCAACAGGTGGTGACGCCGGAATCCGCTCCCAGTGTTGCGCCTACTCAGGAAGCTGTGCCAACTCCTGAAGTTGCCATCCCTAGCGAACAAGCGCCTACGCCAACGGAGCCGGTTGCAGTCGCACCTAAGCCATCGCAACCCTTGGCTAGTCGCAAGTCGGTGAAGGTTGCTGGCAGCTACAACCCAGCAACTCGCGTGATTGATTTGAGTCAGGCATCCAATGCTGGGCCCGAAACCATCATTCACGAGCTAGGGCATTTCTATCTTGAGACGCTGATGGATGCAGCCTATTTAAATATTGCAGACATCCAAAACGGCACTGAGTTTGTGATGGACAGTATGTCCAACAAGGCCGATCCAATATTGCGATTCTTGG